AGATAAGATTATGACTATTACAAATGCCACCGACTCAATGACAAAGAGCTACCACCATATTGTAAAAGATTATGATAAAGAAAATCTTAAATCGCTTGATAATTCAAAGTATCAAAAAGAACAATTAAGCGATGATACGAATAAAGAAATAAACGAGATATTTGACGAGTATGAAGATGAGGAGTTTGATGGAACTTATAAAAAGACTCTACACTAACTTATAGTATCCTCTATTAACGCTCAACACGCTTAGTATATAATAATTTTGGTAAAAAGTCAATACTGATTTGAAGGTACAATGAATAAAAGTGAATGGACAGTAAAGGTTACTTATAATAGTGATAATTGGAAAAAATATTGTGAACTTACTTATACATACAAAGGCACTCCTAAAACACTCGAAAAAAGAATTTGGAAACACTATAATGAAAAGTATGAAAACTATGGTAAAGCAGAAGCTGTAGTAGTAGAATTAATTACAGAATAATTAGCTAAAAACATTGACAATTTAATGAAAGTATAGTATATTAACATCATGGCAGCAAAAAAAGAACATTACGTAAATAACAAAGATTTTTTAGAGGCAATGACAGCCTACAAAAAAGAAGTAGATAAAGCGAAAAGACAAAAAAAAGATAAACCACTAGTATCAGATTATATTGGTAGTTGTTTTTTAAAGATAGCGAATCACTTATCGTATAGACCTAATTTTATTAACTATACATTTAGAGATGATATGATTAGTGATGGTATCGAAAACTGTTTACAATATTTGGATAACTTTAATCCAGAGAAATCAAACAATCCTTTTGCTTACTTTACACAAATAATTTATTACGCCTTTATTAGAAGAATTCAAAAAGAAAAGAAACAAACTACAATCAAACATAAGTTAATTATGGATAATAACTATGATGATGTAGCACTTCAACCAGGCGATGATGGAGAGTTTAAAAACCAGTTTAGAGAATTTTTACAAAAGAATATAAAGATGGAAGAACCTGTAAAAAAAGAAAAGCCTAAAGCTAAAAAGAAAAAGAAAGCTAAAGCTACCCTAAACTTCTTTGTTTAATTATGAAAATAGCGTTATTAAATGATACGCACTTTGGTGCGAGGAACGATAGTCCAGCATTTTTGGATTACTTTATGCGTTTCTATAATGAAATATTTTTTCCCTATCTAAAAGAACATAACATAAAAACATTTGTTCATTTAGGTGATGTGGTTGATAGAAGAAAATTTATTAACTTTAAAACAGCACACACCTTTAGACAAAAGTTTATGAAAAGATTATGGGAAGAAGGTATTGATACTCATATCATACTAGGTAACCACGATACTTATTATAAGAATACAAATGAAGTAAATGCAATCACAGAATTGTGTACGACCTATGATGGTAAACATGAACCTTGGATATATGATAAAGCGAAGACAGTTAATCTAGGTGGTTTAGATATATTGTTTATACCTTGGATATGTGATGAAAACCATGAACACTCTATAAAAGAAATAGAAAATACTAAAGCACAAGTGGCGATGGGTCATTTAGAAGTTAAAGGATTTGAAATGCACAATGGTGCTTTCAATAATCAAGGTTTAGATAAATCAATATTTAAAAGATTTGAAAAAGTTATATCAGGTCACTTTCATAAAAAATCTGATGATGGTCAAATATATTATTGTGGCGCTCAATATGAAATTACATGGTCAGATTATAAATGTCCAAAAGGGTTTCATATCTTTGATACAGAAACAAGAGAACTAACAAGAGTACCTAATCCAATTAGAATACATAAGAAACTTATTTACAATGATAAAGAAGAAGACTATTCAAAAAAGAATTTAGAACAATTTAATAACACCTTTGTAAAAGTATTTGTAACAAATAAAACAAACGAAGAAATGTTTAACAATCTAATTGATAGATTACATAACACAATAGATACACACGAAGTTAATATTATAGAAGATTTAACTAGTGATATTACAGCATCTGTTAAAGAAAACATATTAGAGCAAGGTGAAGATACACTTACATTTTTAGGTAACTATGTAGAACAAGTAGATACCGATTTAGATAAAAACAAATTAAAAAAAGTAGTTAAAGAGTTATTTACAGAAGCAATTGAAAAATGATTTTATTTAAAAAGATTAAGTGGAAGAACTTTCTTTCTACTGGTAATACCCCTGTTGAGATAGATTTAAGAAAATCACAATTGACATTGATGATTGGTGCTAATGGCTCTGGTAAATCAACAATGTTAGACGCATTATGTTTTGCTCTATTTAATAGACCATTTAGACAAATTAAAAAAGAACAAATAGTTAATACAATTAACAATGGTGATACAGTTATTGAGTTAGAGTTTCAAGTTGGTACAAAAATGTATAAAATTATAAGAGGTATCAAACCAACTATCTTTGAAATATACTGTGATGGCGTACTACAAAACCAAGATGCGTCAAGTATAGATTATCAAAATGTTTTAGAAGATCAAATACTAAGATTAAATTATAGAGCATTTAAACAAATCGCTGTATTAGGTTCTTCTTCTTATCAACCATTTATGCAAATGCGACCAAGACATAGACGAGAGGTTGTAGAAGAAATATTAGATATAAGAGTTTTATCTCATATGGACGTGTTAACTAGAAATCAACAAACAGCATTAGGTAAAAAAATTGTTGAGGCTAGACACCAATGTGACTTAATCGAATCAAAGTATGAATTAGAAACAAGACATTTTGAAGAACTAAAAAATAGAAGTACAGGCGATATTGATATAAAGAGAAATAAGTTACAACAAAATGATGATGCCAAAGAACAGTATTTAAGAAAGATACAAAAATTAGATACTGACTATAAACAATTAGAAGAAGGTATAAAAGAAAAAGATAAGATTGAAACTAAAAGAAAACAACTAGAGAAATTAGAAACAAAGATAGAACAAAACCTAAATACACATGAAAAGAATTTAAAGTTTTTTGAAGAAAATGATAACTGTCCAACTTGTACTCAAAAAATACAAGATGACTTTAGAGATGATAAGATTAACTTTGAAAAAACTAAACTTACTACTTTAAATGCTGGTATGAAAGACCTAGTTAAAGAACTGTCAAATGTAGAAGGTAAGATAACAGATTTAAATAATATATCAAATAAGATGTATGATATTAATATAGAGATGTCAAAACTAAACACATCAATAGATGAGATTAAAAAATTTAGTGACAGTTTACACAATGAGATTATATTACTAGAAGGTAAAGAAGAAGATGGTAAAGATGTAGAAAATCAATTGTTAGAACTAAAAAAACAATTAGAAGAAACTAAAACAGAGTTAAATAATATATCTGAAGAAAAGAAATATATTGATGTAATAAGAGAAATACTGTCTGACAAAGGCGCTAAGGCAAAGATTATTAAAAAGTATCTACCTATTATGAATACACTTATAAATCAATATCTACAATCTATGGACTTCTTTGTTAACTTTCATTTAGACGAGGAGTTTAATGAAACTGTTAAAAGTCGTCACAGAGATGTATTTGACTATAATAGTTTTAGTGAAGGTGAAAAAATGAGAATAGATTTAGCGTTAGTCTTTACTTGGCGATCTATCGCTAAAATGAAAAACAGCGCCAATACAAATTTAATGGTCCTTGATGAAATCTTTGATAGTAGTTTAGATGGTCAAGGCACAGATGACTTTTTTAAGATAGTTAGAAAAATGGAAAAAGAAAACATTTTTATTATATCACACAAAGGCGATATACTTTTTGATAAGTTTACAAATATAATCAAGTTTGAAAAAGAACACAACTTTACGAGGTTACAATATGTCTAAAGAACTAAAATTAATACCACCATCGGATCCAAGAGTACAAACAGCAATCGCACCTTTTAATGATGATATGTTAAAAGAAGAAGGTTTTAAAGATAGAAAAGAACTAACTGAATCTATGTTTAAGACAATGAAAAAATATGGTGGTATCGGTATGACTTGTAATCAAGTTGGACTACCTTTTAATATGTTTGTTCTTGGCGATCATTTACAATTAGAAAATGGTCTAAAGATGGCGT